CCGTTGTTATAAATGTTACCAAATTCGTTGTTCCAGCGTGCCGACGTAATCACGTCATTAGAAACTGCCGTGTAGACTTGTGTGAGAGCCATTTATGCGTTCTCCGTGCTTTCACCACTTGGGGAAATCTTTACCATAAAGTTATGAATCTCAAGATCACTTTCATTGACGGAATCAGAAAACGCATATGCAATAGATCGGAAATCACCACCGTTTTCAATACCGAAGAATCGAGGTAAGAAGGCTTGCCCACCAAAGACGGCGGTATCAAATAATCCAACGTCAAACAATCCACCAGTTGCACCTTGTGTGACAGTGGAAGTTCCTGATGCTGTACCGTCAAGAAACCAGGTAAACGTCAAACTGTTATCATTCAGTGCGTTTAAGGATACACCAGCATCAACTATATTTTTCAACAACCACTCGTCACCATAGGTCATTGACGGTGTTTCAACATTCATGTTGATCGCTACACCACTATCTGATCGCGTTGTATTATCGAGTTTGTATACTTTACCATCATATCCGCCAGCCATAAGACGAGGCCGTTGAACATCACGTACTAGATGAATGGCCGCAAAAGCACGACTATCCCAATACGACCAACGCGGGTACGTTTCATTCTGTGACAGAAATCTATAATCCATTATGAGGTAACGTGTGTTTGTAGTTTGGCCTGATGGTGTTATCCCAAGCCATACTTGCCCACGATTAGGATCTGTTGCAGAACAAAAGAATCGAGCCCGACTGTTATTCAGATTTTCTTGCATGTATTTATTGATCGGATAGGACAGCCATGCTTGGTTGTAATCACCATACGCTGCTGTTGCTTTAAGACTATGAACACTTCCGTTCGTTGTGATAAACCCAATATCATCACCGAACTTGAATATACTATGAATCCACGGCACAGGCAACCCACTCACAAATGGTACTTTTGCCCAATCAGCAAGAGCCGAGCCAGAAATACGATGTATACTGCCTCTATTCGGTCCTTTAAATACCCACAGGTTGTCTTTGTGGCTAATCAGCCCTGTTATCATGTCACCGTCACTTGGATCAATGTCAATAGATCCTGACCCTGTGTTAGTCCAGTCTTCAGGATTTAATGGAACACTAAAATAAAGTCGTGATGGATTGGTGAACACACCAGCAGCAAACTGGTGATTCTTATGATGGACTGAAAATGAAAAGTTAGGAGGCGAACCTATTAGGTTTTGTCCAGTTGTACCATCGAACGAACGTGGTAAATCAGCAGCAACCGATGATCCAATAAGTAACAAATCGTCAAAGGTATCATACTGAGGAATCGATGTACTACTCATGCCTGTAAATAAATCTATAAACGTACCATCAGCTTGATCGTACTTTACTTTTGTATTTACATGAACAATTCGTTTTTGTACGGGTGAATCGACCGTGCCTTGACGCCAGAAGTCATAAATACCACGAACAGGTGCGCCTGATTCTAGCACTGTGCCATTTAAGACAGTAGTACCAGGTGCTTTATGTACTCCACCGTCGAATTCATAGACGATATTACGAGCATCACGTAAGAATGGAATGCTTATCATTCCGTTTTGATCTGGACTCCCATACGTAGTTGGTCCAAAGTCAGTAGCCCATCCACCGCCAAAGCGGTGAGTTATCCACTTACTTCCTTGTAACGGCATGATTATATCCTATCAAGTACGGAAATCGTCAAAGGAGTTGTTGACAGAGAAGCGTCTGTTTTTGCCACCACTATATACCGATCGTTGGTCATATAATCCCGCTCTAGGTTGAATATGTACCCCTGTGTTGGCCCCAATTCGTTGATCGCCAACGATTCGGTTTACGCATTCTTGGTAATCTGTCTTAGCTGATTCGCTTCGTGTATCATCTTTCTTATCTCTGTACCACTGTGAAATTGCAAACCACACCAGGGCCTGCCGGTATTGAACAGGCAAGGCTGGTTCGTCCGTATCGTCAGTCATTGATAAGGCTTCAACACCAGCACTTGAGACAGCAAGATTCTTTGTAATATACGAATATGGAATAATAAAATTTGTATTCGGGGATGGAAAGAACTGGACAATAAGAACAGGCGTTGTTGAACCACTAAATGGTTTATCAAGAATCGTCACAACCTTTGGTGTCCCAGATCTGTTAGGCTTCGGATACATACGTCTAAAATCGTTACGGCCTATAATAGGAAGATTGAATGCTGGACTGAACCGACGATAATCAACAGGCTTTAAGAAATCTGAGGCAAGGGTATACTCATCTTCAAAATAAGTATATGATGCGCCAGCAGCTAGATCGTTATCTGCAACATAACGTTGACCTAATGTGATGTCACCAGCACCGCCAACAGCACTAATAGTGTAAATGTTGTTATCACCAAGAACAATTTTGCCTGTAGTTCTAGCATTATTTACACCATAAACATTTGATGTTGTCCATAAGGTAGACGTGCCTGTTAAAGTAGTACTCCCTCGTGTGGCTGCAACCGTTCCGGTTGTATAAGGTGCTTGTGTAATAATATGTGAGTCACGTTCCAACCACGGTAGTTTGTACTCAAACCCAAATACCATATCGTGCAGTGCTGTATTTGCGTACCGCTTCGCTTGTGCTGTAATCGCAGTCACGTTAGTTGGCTGACGCATCTTGTTCAAGATCTCTGTAAAGATATCGGTAAACGTGCGTACTTCAGTGGTTGTTGACATGTTGTTCCTATCAAACCTTCAAAATAAGATACTCTTCGTCTATGTTTACGAATAATGTGTATATCATGACGCTTTAAGCGTAATCTGTAAATAGAATAACCCCCTGCAGCTCCACCTGTGACTTCACCCACGCCTACAATTACTGCAGACCCTGCTAAGATCACTCCGTCTGTTGAGAGTGAAGCACTCAGACCAACGCCAGCTAATGTCGCAGCTTGTGCAGAGATTGCTCCGTCAGTTGACAACGAAGCACTCAGCCCTTCACCAGTTATATCTGATGCTTGTGATACTAAGACACCTGTACCAGAAATAGTAGGATCACCAACCTCGCCAACTCCTACCAGGCTAGCATTTTGTGAAACGATAACACCGTCAGTAGAAAGCGAAGTACTTAATCCTGAACCAGCTACCGTCGCAGCTTGTGCAGTAATAACACCGTCTGTACTTAATGAGGTACTAAGTCCTTCCCCATCGACTGTTGCATTTTGGGCTGAGATATTACCATCTGTAACGTCAATTATTGGTTGTATAACTACTGCTTCAGCCGACCAAGGTGCGGCACTCCATGCTTGTCCGCTCCACATTTAGAACCTCATGTACACCCTCATCTAGTTAGTCCGAAAACACAAACCACTACTCCCTATTTCAAGTGAAATTTCAGCTGTAACTTCAGATGCACACCATAGCTCAATGTCGGTCAGAGCAGTTACAACAACGAGGCATTCAACCTCAAGCATATGTGGTACAGCAGCGGTTGTTGTAGCGATCCACGGCCCTAAGTTTGGGGCTGTCGTAGACTCAGTGCGGGTATTTGCGTAAGCATATACCTGTCCAGTTGTTGCGTTGTTGGCGTCGTGCATGGTCCCAGTTGCACCCGTAACACCAGCCGAAGGGAAATATGCATGGGCGACAAATTCGTTGACGGCCCCAGTGATATTGACACCAAATTTAATACTTGATGTAGAAGCCAAAGCCTCATACAGCAGCTTCCATTTTACCCAATACGTGCCTGGTGAGAGGTTATTAAATGAAAGACCAGTAACTTCTGTGCCTGTCGATGTTGCGTTAGTATATCTAGCTGCTAGATGCCTTATTTTTGGATTCGTTTCAATAGCAGGATAAATAACGAATAAAGTGCGTGTACCAGCAGCCCAACTAATTGCTGACCCTGTTGAACTCAGCATAAACCTGTCACGAGTCAACGTGTCTGGTGTAGCGTCAGTTACAACACCTTCGTTAAGTTCCCAGTCAGTACCGTTCTCAGCAATGTACATACAACGGTTCGCTGTGCCGATTCCAGTAACAAATGTACGAAACCCCGTCACGGCACCATCAAGGCTATAAGTACCTGTACCAGTAGTTGTACTCGTTTCTTTAATACGATCTGCATTAACAAAAGCCATAATAACCCTTTATGCAGGTGCAGAATATGTCATCGATGACACAGACACCTGTTGACCAGCCGACACTACAACGCTGTTTAATTCAATATCACCACCGCCACCAGTCGCCGTCACAGAACACAAAATTTTATCTGCTGGTGTGCTAGTCGTAAGCGCAGCCTTGGCAATCGTTCCACCAGTCGCACTTGCGTCAGCAGTAATTGCACTTGCCGTCGCTGTACCACTTGACGACGCACCAAACGCAGGATCACTAAAAGTTAGTGTCGCTACTTCAACATCACCAGAAGTGCGAAATACAAGTGTACCTGCCCCCGCACCACCATCTATTTCATCTACAGCAGCATTACATAAAATATCACGTACTGCTGTTACATGTGTGACTGCCATTATGACACCTTCCCTTTACCAGCTATTTTTGCGTTGCTATCGACAATTTTAACTTTCTTCTCTAAAACCCACGTTCCAACCTGTAATGCTAACTTTGCATTTCCAGGTCGTACAGTATATATTAATCCTGCAACATACTGTGACTGTAATTCGGCAGAAAAGAAATCGTGATACGGAGTAAACAACACGTTAGTTGTGCTAACCGGACTAACATAAGGAGTTGTCGAAGACTTAAATAAGTTTTTAATAAACGACAACATAATTATTCCTGACTCAAATTATGAGGTTTACGATTTATGCCATGCTGTCTTATACGACCTTGACTTCTATATCCTTGTGACCGACCAATATGGATAAGAGCCTGCGGAGTTGTGCCTGCAAGTTGGATATAAGCACCTCGCTTAACACACACAGGAACATCGGCTAAGTCAATTGGAGGTTCTGCGGCTGTCAAGTTGTGTAACAAGGCTACCACGTTACTTTCATCACTAACGAAAGCACTGTCTGTATCATAGATTTTTAGTACAAGGTTTACCCCCGCACCTGTAGGTACAAGAGTTACGTTCAGTAATTCAGAATCACCAACACAAATATGTGTACTCTTTGTCACCCAAAATACATCTGGAAATCTGTCAACTTGCGGAAAGATTCGTAAATCATCGAATATAAACGAGTCAACAAAAATATGACCAACCGTAGTCGCCAAGGTGTTTTGAGTACCAAGTACACCACGCAGGACTGCTGTATTAGTCAAAGTTGTTACAGCTTGAACAAGAGCACCATCAACATACAAATTGATTGTGCCAGTACCGCCAGTTTGAATCGTAGATTCCAGTTCTATACAATACCAGCGTCCACGTTCAAGAGGTTGAGGCGCAAAGACAGCAGCAGCGGTTTGACCAATCCCTATTTCAACATTGGCAACATTGGTTGTAACACGCAGACTGATTGCATTTTCAACGGCGTCAGCAGTTCCTTGCAGTTCAAATATATTAAAAATATCTGTTATACCTTGTAAATCTTTACCTAAGAACAGATAAAAACGAGTCCAACGAGTAACAGTATCCGCAATATCTAAATCACCCTCAATAAGTGTATGGTCCGCAGTATCGCCTACTAAATCCCACTCAGCTTCAAAGGCACCACGCCACGGAGCAATAGGACCGACATTCTGCACGCCTTGTCTAGCGTTGTGACTATAATGACGTACATTAAGCACACCTTCAACATCAGTTTCACTGTCCCATTCAGTTACAACTCCACCTTCAAAATTCGACTCAAATATAAATGGAAATGCCATGTTCATCCTTTACCGTTGCTATTAAATCTACCGCAGTAGACCGGAACGGCCTTAATTGTTAATCTGCACCAACTACTTCTTGTTCAATACTTTTACCGTCTAGTGCTGCTTCAAGCTGCTTTGCGTCTGCTCTTTTCTTCGCTAGTACTTCTCTACCATGTGCCAATCGCTCTGAGAGAATGGCACGTTGTTCAGGTGAGCATGTAGACAAGTGTTCCTCTTCCTCGTCTTTGTCCAACTGTTCAAGTGCAGAATTTACGTCAGTTTCAGCATGCTCTGTTGCATAGACACGCTCTGCTTGCTTTGCTGCTGTATTCTCTGGGGCTGCAAACGGCCAGTTTTCGTCAGGAATATTGCTGTACGACATTAACCCAGGAATTTGTGCATCACTTCGCAGCCTGTCCAATTGTCCAGTCGGCCTGTATCTTTCAAGGTTCGACAAGTCACGATCAGAGTTGTCAGGGTTCAACTGAATAACTGCATTCTTCCACATACGGATAAGTGGTTTATTAACCTTCTCCCATTTCTGGTGCCAATCAACTGCACCAGCAGGATTCTTACGCATGACTTCTTCAGTCGGCATATTTGTGGTAATACGAGTACGCAGCCTTTTCTCAAGGCTATGAAGAGTATCTTTCTCTTTTGGTGTCAACGGAGTAGGTGATTGAGAATCAAGTTGTCGTTTGGTACGATTAATTCCGGCCAAGATCGTTCCACGATCTTCAATCTTGGCTTGTGCAAGCATTCCTTCAGCTTGCGTAATCTCACCCTTTAACTGTTCGCGTTGATGAAACCGAAGTAAATTCTTTTTTAAGTCTTGCATACTTCTTCTCCTGCATCACTAAGGGGTGATGATCCCGCATCCGGTATGGATGAACGTGGGTCTGAATCTGAATTAAAATCGTGGTTCTCGTCATTACCATTTTTACGAGTCGCACTATATGGCATAAGAACTAAATCCGTACCTGCTCCACTACCGACGCCAGGTATCCACTGATCGTTAATCCTTCGTGCAGTAATACGCATTGGCACGTGATGATCGAAAATAACATCTTGATCGACATGCACAGTATAACCTCGTTGCTGCAATTCACGGCAAAAGGTTAAATCTTCTTGGAGTCTTCCAGGGTCTATCTGCCCACACTTGAACCACGGATATCCGATGCTATCAAGTACATGCTTTTTTACAAGCATCCCTGCTTGGCCGATGAAATCACCTTTAGGAAGAGGCAGTAAGCCTTGACCTGATATTTCATCCCAATGATACAGTGGCATATTCTCATGCCATTCGCCGTCAATGCCGTGCATAATGCAAGGGGCATACGGTGGTCCTTTACATGGTGTAATAGGTACAACCACGTCAACATTGTGTTTCAGAAAATGGAGTAACAGTGTAGGTGAAAACGAGTGATCGTCACCTAAAAACCATGCCCAATCTCCCTGCATTTTCTTTACACCATTGTTGAAGTTCTGAGCAATGTCACAACTTCGTTCAATGTGCAACTTGGTGCCAGCAGGAGCACCCAATCCTTCAAGCGACAATTGAAACTCATAATACCGAGGCTGGATACCAGCGGCAACAATAATCGTTCCCGCTGAATATCCAGAATCAGATAAAGCAATCATTATTTCCCCTCCAAAATAAGACGACTTAGACGTTACCAAACAACGCGCCAAACGGTGAAGCAACACCAGCCAAATAGTTCTCAGCGAACGCAATGACGTTGTTTGCAACAGCCGTAGCACCATCTGTACCAGCAGACACATAGTTCCGAAGCATATGCACCGAAGCAATAGTCGTAGCTGTCACAGAACGTACCGCAGTTGTAATAACCGTTGTTGACGATGTAGGATTGATGAAATCATTATCTCTAATGACGATCCCTAAATGTGCGCCAACGCTGATTGGCACCAAGTCGATTGCAGCCGCCCACGCTGCTGTTCCTTTTAACTCAAATGTGCTGTTCTCAATTGTAAACCCATGTGCTGTACCAGCAATCAAGACGCCAGCACCGTTGGCTCCACTTGACGTGTCAAGACCTGACACAAAGTAGCAACCTGAAATTAAAGATTCATCGAGCACGTCGGCTGTGACGTTTGCAGGGACGTGAATCCCATACGTTGTGACTGAAGCAGTTGCTTGCAATGCAAACGTGCAGTCATGCACGTACACCCTGTTTGCTGTTGCCAAAGTCGGAGTCAAGCTGATCCCTCGTCCACCAGCAGCCGGAGGCGCAAAATGGATAAACGCAATTTCTGCGTCAGGAGCAGAAACGGTCATACAAATACCAGCAGTTTGTGTGCTAGTAAGTTGTGTACGAAGACGCTTGCTACCAGAAGCATGTCGAGTAGTAAATGATCGATCTTTACCAGGAATACCCGTAATCGTTAAACCAGCTTTATTAATGACGATTGGAGTAGTAACCGAGTGAGAACCAGGAAGCATTACAATCACATCACCAACACTTGCTGTAGCATTTGTGATAGCTTGATTGACTGTTCGTAATGCACGCTCAGGTGATAACCCATCATTGTTATCACTAGATTCATATGATTGACCTTCAACAGTATAAGTCGCTGCAGGTGCAACCCAAAAATATCTACCGCTTGTCTGAGGGATCATCCCCCAAAATGAACCGTACTTTGTAATAAGAGCCATGTTTTCCTTTTGGCACGATTATACTTTCATGATCCGTCACGCGCCCCTGACGCCACGATCAGATATTATTTAGTGTACGTCTGGTCTATATCTGAATTAGTCCAGAGCTTTTTTATTGTTTTCGGTTGCTTCAATTTGAGTTTCTTGACTTTGTTCAACTTTGCTTTCGGAGGATTATCCAGATCATACATAAGAACCTTTGGAGCAAGTGGCATGGAATCGAACCTGCGACCTGTGCTTTACAAAAGCACTGCTCTACCAGCTGAGCTACACCTGCTCACAAAATGTTAATAAAAGCGGATTACATCGAAGACTTTTTATACTTCTTTTGCTTACCAGATTTCAAACCGTATTTCTTACCACGTCCACCGTGAGCAATATGTTTACGGCCAGAATGCTTGGCACGCCATTCAGTACGAGAAAGTTTACGACGCCGCCATAACGCTTGAGTAATGAGTGACATAAAATCACCCCCTTTACTTTGTCGTCATGGCTACCCCCTTTCGTTAAAGGTTTATTTATGAAACTTCCGCCCCTGCGATCCATCTCCAGTTCAGCCACATATAAGAATACCGACAGTATGCACGCCACTTGGCTACAAAGCTGTCAAACTCTTCTGCCTTGCCGAACTCAAGAGGAATACGATCAAACCACACCAACCACTGTTTGGCATTCTTGGTATCAAGCATGAACCAATTGTTAGTATCGCTCAAGTATTCCCAATCTGTACCAGTCCAACGACCATTACCTTGTGGGTTATAGGCATTGTTAGCCGAATTAGGATCTTTGCTAGACTTGATAATTTCATCTGCACGATCAGCCAAATCAATCGGATATACTAATTTATCCGGCATGACACTGATCTTATTAGCAACATCACCTCGGAAACCACGCATTTGTGTGCGTAAGACCGAAACGCCAGTTGCAGTAAATGATGCAGTTGTCAAGTTATCGAAGCCAACGGCTGTCGATGCACCTGACGTTGTGGTATGACTGTCCGAGCACAACGCCACAGCTTCTGTGTTGTTGTAGAAGAACGAGTCATTTGAAAATGCGAAATTGAAAACACGAGCACCATGACCTTGACGAGTGCGTGAATACGCATTCGCAAGTGCAGGAGACTTTCTCTCCCAAATCCCATGCCGATCATCATCGTACATCTGACGAGTTACTTGAAACCCGTTTACAAACGCTCTGTGCTCTGCTGTCACGTCATAACCCTGCGATTGACTTTGGTAAGCCACTGAACCATTAAACTCAGTGAAATCACCAATCTCACCTACGCCGGACCACTTTTCAAAGCTGTCTTTGGATGTGTCCATAGCGTAAAATTCGCCAACCCTATCGGGTAACTGCGTTAATTCATCATAGAACAACTTGGTAACTCTCTTATCGAGTAGATCACCAAATGCCCCTGAATCATGAGGTACACCCATTATAAAACTCCCTTCGGGTAAACCCGAACTCCATACATTAAATATTAAATATTATGAAAGCGCAGACCCTGACCAAATATGGTCGGTCAAGATTAATTCCAGTGAACTATTGCCAGCACCGTTCAGATTCAAGTCAATACAAGACATTCTCCCTGTAGTTGCGGCAATTTCACCACGTACATTTTGCAAGTTTGTGCTTAATGTCACGCCTTCTGTTCCAGGTGTATAGTCAGCTGTGTGATACTTGTCACCAATACGGTTTGCACTAAACGGGACAATCACTGTAACTGTCAACGTAGTTGTCGTTGACGTGATCTTGCGCGAAGCACCACCGTTAGAACCACTAGCATACCATACTGTTCCTTCATCCATATCGGGTGAGGAAGGGTCGGTATCACCAGTCGTTCCCACAACTGTTAATCCGTTTGAAGATGCTGTCCCAACAGTTCGTGTTTCTAAAACTGCGTTTGCAGCAGAGCCGACTAGAAGTGCCTTGAATACCGCGTCAGAATTGATAATCACTGACTGCAAATGCTCTACCGCACCTTGGGTTGTACTATACGCTACTGGCGCACCCTGAGATAAGATTGCGTCTAATGTTAAACCAACCGCATCTACCATCCCAGTCGTTGTTGAAGTCGTCAATCCTGTCGCATCAGCAGCAGGAACGAGTACAATAATACCAGCAGCATGTCCAGCTGCCATTTTGTACTTCTTAATTGTTGGTGTACCACCGCCGAGTAAATATGCGAACTCCATGTTATTCTCCTAATTAGGCGCATCGAAGGATCGCCTTTGTATCCCTACATTGATTTAGCTAACAATTTCCTATGTGCAGTCTTCGTTGCACGACGATCAGCAGCCGTGGATCGTACCTCATGATACGTTGCTTCAAAGAAGTACGCAGAGCATTTCACGTCAAACGTATCGCAACCGTCACACTTCGCTTGCACAAAAGGAAACTCTTTTTCTTTTCTATACCCAAGTCGTCCAGGATTAAACTTGTGCGTACAGAGTGGGCAAAGAGTAATGACTTTACGCAGAGCGCATAAATCATGTACCCAACTGCCAGCAGTACGACCCCAGGTTTTTCCAGGAGCTTCTTGAGCTGCTGTTACTTCTCTTTTAGAAAACTCACGCTTCGCAAGAATTGTTACACTCATCGGCTAGCCTTTGGAGATTTCCTGTCAAACTTCAACTCTGCAACAACATCCTTCCATCCACCAGGATATCGACCGGCACGAAACATCTTGTTGTAATGAACAACTTCGCGTTTTGTGAGGCCATCCAAGAGGGCTTGGTCAGGGTTTGTTGAAGGTCTAGGTCTGGTGCCACCAGGCAACCCTTGATGGGTTTCACCTTTTGGCTTTTCGCTCCGCTTTACAAGGGAGTCGATGGGGCCATGAACTGTACGCAATGCAGTAAGCTGTAGCGCCTTACGCTGAGAATCAGTCATCTTTGCATGATCTATACCTTGAACGGAGGCTAAGAATTCAAACTCTGATTCTAGTCTTTCACGTTCGTCAGAACCCTCAGTCATGATTGCAGGAATAGCATCGATATACTTTTGAATACTGACCTGTAATGCCTGACTTCGGTTTGCTGTAGTGACTTCTTGGGTAAATTCACCTTTGATAGATCGCGCTAATCGTTTTTCAATAACTTTCTCACGATGAGCTTGTGCATCGGCACGAGTGATTCGACCTTGCTGTATAAACTCCTCAAGTTGAGGCCAGTCATACTCAGGATCATCACCAGTCGATGTAGCTGGTCCTTTATGTTCAAGAACAGACAGCTTCGCTTCAGCAGCGATTCGCAATTCACGTTCCTGAACTAAGTCACGCTTTGCTTGCTTACTTTCTGCATACACTTGTTCAAAACGACGACCACCAGGAGTTAACGGATGCGGAACCGCTCCTTTTTTAGGGTCTGGATCTGGCGCACCTTCAGGCTCCAAGAGAGGTTCTGGGTCGATTACCTCGTTAGGGGCTTCAAGTTCGTCAACTTCCTCGTTCTGAACTTCTTTGTCTTCTGGCTTTTGTTCTGTCACTGGCATGAATCACCTATGCATGACTTAGGGTGTCAAGAAACCCGCAGGGCGAATACCCTGAAAATTATTTACTCGACCAGAGTGAGCTTGGATTCTGCGATTATCCGTGCTGGTATTTGCGCAACTTCTTTGTAAGCATCACTCTTGCCTTTGGTATAGAAATACTCAAATTGCTGTAACCGTATCATTTCCTCTTGTACGCATCCAATACCCTTAAAGGCAAGCTCTTTTGCATGTTCGTCAGACTTGTTGAGCAAATCTTGCAGAGTACGAATCAACTTATCGAGTTGGTCGTGCCCAGTAACCGCAAGATCACTAGGCGACTGGGGAAGAAGTGCTTGCTGTGCAACTTTCTCTGCTGCAACTTGTTCTGCCTCCGCTAACTTGCCATCTACATACCGACGATGATCTTTTATATCAACAGCCATTTAACCCTCCAGTTATGTTATTAAAACACCACTAATTCGTTTTAACGCTCCGTGGCATACATCACAGCGGGTTGGCATAGGATTCGGCACACACCTATTTGCGTAAAATCCAGGACGTGCTGGATCTTCGTCTTCATACACCATGCCAACAAGTAATACACAATGCTCACAAATTATTTGATTTTGTAATGTACGTTTCATCCGTTAGCCCCACCACCAGCGCCTGGAAGTGACTCATCGAGCATTTCATTACCTTGCACCTTCGCGTTCCCACCTGGACCTGTGTTAGGGGGATTAGAAGCCGTTGCAGCCTTACCAGCCTCTTGTCCTTCACCACCACCCATTGACTGTTGCATCAATGCAGCATTCGCCATAAGCTGTTGTTGCTGCATCTGTTGCTGAAGCTCTGAAACTCGTTCGGCTGAATATTGACTAAGCATTTGAACTTGCGATGGTGTCAGCAGATCCATATTTTTCTTGTCACTTACAAATTCTTGCAACTTCCGTAAGTGCTCAATTAGTGGCTCCATTGGCCTACCATATGGATAATAATTGTTCACGATCGTCAGAAGGGCATCTTCAGCAGAAATCTTAACCATATCGCCAAACGGATCGTTTGTCGGAGATGTAATATACTTCTGTGGATCTTGCCCTCGTGCTCTAATCCAATCACTCAAAAGGGTATGCACGTTTGTTGGGGATACAATTCCAAGTTGAAACAGCAAGGGATTGACAAGCACACCAAACATATCTTGTAAGGCAGAGGTAGCCAATGCTCTATTGGTGTTCAAAATACTGGCACCGAATTCAAACATAAACCGACCAGTAATCTCTTCACGACTACCAACAGTTACAAACGGGTTGGCTTCTTTTGTCATTCCTGACGAAATGCGAAACTGTTTGGCCTTTGGTAAAAAGATCTGGTTTAGTTCATGAAACTGATGCCAAATTTCAACAAGCCCACCAAAGAAACGACGCATAACACGTTCAGGCCGTGCATCGCCTTGCTGAAGTAACGATTGCATGTTTTGAGTTGTTCGCAAAGCAGAAGACTTACCTGCCGGTACTCCTCCAAGTTGCAACTGACCCACAAGAGTAGTTTGATCGAGAATCTGACTGACGAGAGTAATAAGGTTGTGTCCAAAACTGGCCATCCCTTGTGGTAATGTTGGATAATGCACATCGTTTTTTGGATCATTTGTTGGGTACAAGTCACCTGGACCCATACGCATTACTTCAGGACGAATACCAGACATAGGCCGGTAAAATCCCCACGGCGTATTTGTCAAGTCACCACTATCCACCATCTGATCGAAAGTTTTCTTGATAATATCGTATCCAGACTCCATAAGTTCGATAAGTCCGATTGCGTAGAACTGCCCGTTGACAGGAATGTACTTTGCCATTGCAAAAGGACGACGCATTGGAGTAGTAGGATATACTTCTGTCAAGTATCGTGCTCTCAAGAACACTTGAGGATTCTCTAAGAACCAATAAACTACTTCCTCTTCAAACCCGTCACCGTCAATATCTTCACGCCCAAAATAGGTCAAACGTACAAACGGATCTTCTTGCTCATCTGCATACGTACCAGTCTGTATACCAGTCAAATCGTCTTGTAGTGTTTTTTGTTCTTCAGGATCACGTGCGTCAGTCTTGCGTTTAGTTGTTGCCTTTATTTTAGCTTTGTCTTCAGTACTGACTTCATCATAGAAACCACTTTCAATTAGTTTTAGTATCTCATCCTTTGAGGGATAATCTACCATGAAGACGTGAGGCGCACCAGTTGGATTTGACATGGTTTGCGGCTGGAGGTTCTCACAACGACCAGGCACCACAATGTCTTCAAGCTCTTTGGGGATAAGTGAAGGGCCGTCAAAGATTGTTTCGTCTTTGTGGCAGAGTAACTGTGCTCTATCTTCTTCTCCATCGCGTACAACCTCAATTTTTTCAATAACTGTTTCACCAGTCAACGGGTGTTGAGTTTTTATTACCCAACTCCACGGCGCTTTATCACCAGGCAAAATAGTGGATTTCGGAAAATACTCATACAAGTGTTTCATAATCCATTTATCCCACGAGTTTTTATCAGGTGGGAAATCGATCATGTAAACACGAGTAACTTTTTGCTTTTCCTTAATGTACGGAACGTAAGCAATAAACTGACCATCTTGCGTAAATGCCGAAATCAAGTTACCAATACGAACTTCACCGAAGTTCTCAACAAATACTTGATGATCGATGAGATTATCAACTACTTTCTCTTTTACCTCCCAAGCCTTGCTCATAGCCTTGGCAGTCATCACAGGCCGAACAGACAGCACGGCATTGTGCAACGTATCTTCTGTCCGTTGAACGTCGGTCATAATAATCGGTAAGTGAGCGTTGCTTGCGTTCTCCCAAGGGAACGTCTTTGTTTCACGCCATCCACGGTACTTTGCAGTACGTTGAATTCTACGTTCTGTCCAGTCCGACCGATCCATAAGATTATCGCCATATTTTTTAATAAGTGTGGCGACAGTCTTTGGCTTATCCTTCACCAGTGTTTTCTTACGTTGAGGCGGTTGAATAAAAAACCCAACTGGTTCTTCACCTTCCAGAATATCATTTGGACCTGTGGGTGCCCCTGGGATTGACTCTTCCATTCCTCCGTTAGCAGGAGGCTGTATTTCGTCTGTGTACCCTTCACCCTCTGCCATAGTTCACCCTTGTATCCTTAATTTTGTAATCTGAAGTACTACGCTCACGCTTATAAATAGTAGGAGTAGAAAATACTCCTGCTGGTAGATAGTTCATGAGATACTTTAACAATGTAGGGAAGTCGTCGTGCTTCTGTAAAGGCACTTGTGAAATATCCTTATTCTCAGCGTTTTTATGATCGGCCCACACATAGCGCATCATCTGAAAAATAACATCGTCACATGAGGGATCGACTCTCAAGCGCGTGCGTCTAAAATTACGATCAGGCCGAATAAAATCGTTTAGTCTTGCACGCCCTACACTACTATCGTCACCTAAATCAAAATGTAATCCAACATTGTCAAATTCCATTTGCCATGTAAGGTCGCGTTTCGCACCACTCGGTTGTGCCCCCATGTTTGGGTCCATAATACGAGTAATATATTTGTGCTGTAATTGTTCTTCAATAAGTTTTACTTCATCACGTACAGATTCAGCCCCGCCTTCAACTTGAAGGCTAGCAATTACTTCATAATCTTCGTTCGGAGTAACTTGTACCCATAAAAGGAAGTGAGGCTTACGCGGATGAGGGTCGAGCAAGCAAATGCACGGATAGTGTGTATTAGGAATACAAATTTCAACATTATTATATATACCAACCTCATGTGACTTACAGTCAGAGCATTTATCATCTGAATCTACCAGGGTTATGTTCCCGCATTCGTAACACCACCATTTGTCTTGATTGGTGAAGTCAGGATGAATCCGGTTACTAAATCGAATAGGTAGACCATAGATACGAGTACTCTTTTCGGTCTTTGTCATGAGTGAAGCACTCTCCGCAACCTTAGTTTGATCCAAGTGCGGATTCATCGTTGTGAAGATATTGATAACTTCAATATCATCGTGCTTCAACGTTCCAGGCATCCCCTTGTCATAGATCTCATCGAAGATCCAATCAACAGGACTAGCAGGATTATCAGGCCATGTCATGGACACGACCATCGTAGATCCTGAGCCACCTCTCATAACACGAGCACGGTTTTCACGCCAGATTGGAAACGGAGGAGGTTCATCGTGTAAGCAATAATGAACATCGCCGGAGGCGAAATTCTCTGGGTCTTGATCGTAACTCATGAACTGAATAGTTGAATAACCTTCAAACTTGTCTGTATCAGGGTTAAGATACCTGACATTCAACATTCGTGTCCTAGTGTTATAACTCTTTTTCCAATCCCCACCGACTAAACAATGACGTGGGATCCATCCCCAGTGGCCTTTTATACCGCCCTGCGGATTTAACCCAGACCAACTCCAATATTGGAGCTTTGGTAAAATGATCGGTTCTAGGATAGCTATTATCGATTCACAGACCACCCTCATATGAATTGGACCACGTAGCTTCTGTCGCGGGTACGTATAACGTAGACTTTCAGGAATACGACCAGTCGAACGTATGATACCTTCAACCAAGGCATGTTCCGTCTTCCCTGATCCGTTACCACCAAAAATCCCAATTGTGCCACATGTCAAATCGTGTAACTTTGCAACCTCAGCGTTGGCTGGTACATAATAATGCAAGGCAAACTCTTGTAAGTCTGTTTCTTGCAATTGAAGTATACTATCGGTGGCTTCAAACAGCTGTTCATCTGTCAGGCTAGACAGATCGGTGCTTGGATCTATAATCTGTCCCACGCTCCCCCCTTATGACCCCGTAGCAAACTCTATCTTTCGTTCACTGACAGTAGTAATCAAGCCTCTACGCTTCATTTCAGTCAACAGTTTGGGCATTACGTTGTCCATCCGAGCCCTATCTTCGCTCCCAATAATTACATTAGGTTGACCCTGAAGCACCAAAGATTTGTCCAGCATGATACCTTCGTAAATACCAACCTCTTTCAAATTAGAGAAAGCCAACAATTCAATCAGCTTTTCATCAGTCAAATAGCGGTCAAGTACATTCAGGCGACGTGTCACTCTTCGTTGTAGACTCTCTTTTGTAACCGTTGGAGCACCCTCTGCTGTTCCTCCACCGTCGAAATCAGCCGGTGTCATAAACGCTTGTTCAGCATCTGCCAAGGCACGTCGAAAGGTCGTCAGCAGTTTGGGGTCATTAGCAACAGTTGCAGGCACAGTCTTTTCAAACGGATTCACTTTACGTGGGCGTCCTGGGCCTCGTTTTAACACCGATGGGGCCAATGGAGGGGTTTGGCCCACCGGCATAACAGGTTCTACCGTAGTAGACTTAGCAACTTGTTTTAATTTGGTTGACCTGTGTTTCATAGACTTCCTTAGATTGTCAGACCGAGATTTGGTACTGTTTGTACCTCACGACTCGCTTCAAAATTTAATGACAAATGTTTGGCAGCCACAAATTGCCCTTGTTCAGCTGCACAATTATTTTGGCACGTATGCCCACCTGAGAAACGCTCTGACCATTCTAAGGCGTAGATGTAATCAACGTCAGTCGGAACATAGTCTTTTAGATCAACTCCAAGTGCAGCAAACTCCATTTTTTGTTTGATCGTTGCTTCTCGATGATCCTTTATATAGGCCCATGACAAAAACCCAATATCGACTTGGCCTGAATCTTCTACAAAAACCTTGTCGCCTATAGTAAGCATAATCCCTCCAGATTAATTACTTTAACATCTTTTCATACGTTCGCATACCAGCCAGCCCAAGTAACCCTGTCACCAACTCCATAAGAATAATCGTATCAAGTTGCGGAGGAGGCATTAAACCAAAATTTATTGAAGCCCACGATGCAACAGGATGAAAAACAGTGGCATACCCCAAGCCTATTACGCCGATCCAACCACAGGCAGGACGCCAACGCGACACAAAGCGGTCAGCACTACCAGCCTCAATTTCATTAATCTTTGTTTGAGCCTGAGATAAACCTAGCTGAAGATCCATCTGCGCTTTAGTAATAGCATGTTCAATCTTCGCAAGCTCTAACGGATCTGCTTTGAATGTTGAGACAACATCCTTAACACCTTTCAAAACACCTTCAGCACCACCTGCAAAAATATCTGAGATAAAACTCATGGATTCTCCATTGCATATATCAAATTAACAAGACAAACAAGAATAATTACGACTACAAGGCCGGTCATCATAAAGACCTCTAATGAATGTGAATACGTGATGGAAAACATAACAGACGATCAGCCAACGCTTGACCTAGTGATGTAATCAACGGATTATTATTGTTGCAGCATATACACGGAAGTACAGAGAGTGTATGCGGAACAAGTGCTTCAAATATTTGGTTACATTCACGACACTTAAAATCATACCTAGGCATAATCCCTCCAGATTATCTTATCTTCAATTTCTTCAACCGCATATCTTCAGCCTCGACAGCCTTTCGCAATTCAGGGTCCATACCTTCATTTGGATCTATTGGAGCCTTTGATCTAGATCTGGCTGGTCCTAAACGCCGCTTAATCTCATCCTGTGAATAAAGAGGATCACTTGCCCCCGCTTTTTTTAGGTTCTCTATGTCGCGGTTGCTCCCGCTAGCCACAGGAGGTAATTGACTCATAGCATCAGGAAGAAGGGCTTTCAATTGTGCATCTTGACCAACATTACCTGTTGACGCGCCTTCTTTTATATTCTGCCTCGTGGTTGTATCAAGTTGTGTCATCAATACAGGACTGGCGGGTTGAATAGGCTCAGGATTATCATGCTCAAACGGCATTAGACGTTTGGCGGCTTCTGCACCCCATATGGCTTGACGTGTATGGGCCTCAAGAAACGGCCCAGTCGATAACAGCTTTTTATGATGCTCGTTCATATCAACGTCGTTCTGAAGAGGCAACTGTTGCATGTGCTTTTTGAAAACATCCATAAGAACTGGAAGTTGCTCTATCATGTTACCCTCTTGACCCTCTTGACCAATCGGTCTTGCAAAATATTTTCCAACAGTACGTGTTGTGATTTTACCAGTCGGTAGAGCCTGGATATATGGATCAGCCTCCCCACTTACAATCGCTGTTTTCTTTTGGGCCTTACGTATTTCTGCTTTTAAACGATTAATGTCGATCTGTAATCCTTCTGTGCGGGGATTGCCTTTGAACTTTTGTACATGAAAGTCAAATGACTTCGACCGTGCCTTGGCAGCAGCCTCGGCCTCTTCCAAGCTAGCATATGTTTGACTACCTGGCAGTTGTTGTCCTGCTTTGGGTAAGGCGCGCCCGTATACATTGATCCACTTACCGTTGCGCTTGATTGTTTCAGATTGTTCGTGCATATAGTCAACTCATATACAGGCACTCTTCATGCTGTCATAGGAGTGGTAAATCCAAATATCCTCAAAATCTTGTTCGTCACCTCGTGCTGGAATACAAATGGTATAAACTGGCGTGACTTCAATTTCTGTAACGTCCACCACGGGCTCACCAGTCTTACCACAATCAGCACAGACTTTGAGAGTGATACACCCAGTCAAGCTCGTCATTAACATAACTATGATTACTCGCACAGCCATGTTAACCATTGTACCTCAACTTAACCTAAGTTTATTACAGTCTATTGGAATCGTGGGCTTCCTGGACTGACGGGGGCCTTTGCATCGAAAGGGACTTGCACACTAAGGCTTGATTCATTCAAAACCTGGTCACGCGCCGTGACAGCTACGCTACCTTCTTTTCCGACAATATCAAGGGTATGGGTTGGTAACACCCCAACCGTGGGTTGCAGAGTAAATCCGGGCTGTAACATCGTAGGGGTTTTCGTTACGATACAGTTTGCAGTAAAGCATGCATAGACTGCATAATCCTTCATGTCAATCTCTGAGTTACGATCCCATGTCAACGTTGCAGCCAGCACGGGGCTGGCAAAGAGTGCCACTACGAATAATCCTACAAGACTGGCGATTGATACTTTCATTTAACCCTCCGTAATTTTATAAATTTGGGTACTAGTATGTTCGTAACACGTTTATCGAGTAAATCAGGAAATGCACTTGAATCAAGAATGCCTAGTGGCTTAAAGTCTGGTGGTACACTAGCTGAAAAAAAGCCGCATTCAAAATTATCAAAAGTGCAAGCAGTAACAGTGGATGAATACCCTATTCCACTGTATCCTGTATTTGGACCAGCTATCACGTTTGAATCAACATGCTGTCGTATTTCTGTCAAGACAGAATCATATGCATATAAAATAATTTGATTGAGGCTTGTGCCTTCAACGGCAAACGTAAATTCATCACCGTCCGTAAAAGGCTGAGTCCAAGTTACTAATTCAGTATAGGCGTTATTAATAAATCGTGCAATAGTGGCGTTGCCGGTGGCCTTTTTACTGATCGAAAAGCGATACAAGGTATTGACAGTCTGCACAGCATTTCTTAACAATAAGCAAGGTCCTACTCCAGCAACTGATCCGCCTGTACATGTAAAGTTTGCACGCGCATATTGATTAGAAGATTGGCCAAGGGTTGTATAGAGGGCACCGGCATCACTAGCAAAAGATGATGGACGGGCCGAGTTTGATGTAATTTGCATCACCCCGCCAGGAGGCGTCAACTCCGTCCACTTATTTACTTCTAATATTGGGCTTTCATCTGGCCTAGTAAATGTGCTTGTGGCTAGAGGCGTAAATGTAGGCATAGTTACTCTTGGGCTTTGGGTAAGTCGGGTAAGTCATTTGGTTTTGGCTGTAGACATGCAAATATATAATCGTTGTCACCTGGATATGCGGCCAAGAATTCTTTTTCCCATCGAAGTTGGGAAATAAGACATAACTCCTGGGTGGAATACTTATCTACTGTGGCTGTCGTGATAGTTGTTGTGAGAACGAGTACAATCAAGGTCCACATGGTCAGTCCTAAATATCTCTTTTGTTTTTATTGCATGTAAATGTGATGCCACCACAGCTTGCCCACACCGGGGGTGTGCCTTGCCTTACGTAGTTACCCTTACCTACTTCCTTTGCTTAGTGCATACTACGTAGCGACTAAGTACGTAAGTAATTATGATTAGGTACAACATAACACTACTGAATACTACGTACTCCATTTGCCATTAACCATTCGCCCCTAGTGTAAAATACTTACGCATGCTTATGTACGTATCGCCCATTAGCTATGGTATACTACGTAATACAATGTAATACATTTTTGTTAGGGATTACTTTGAGGTGTGATGCATAGAACTAGAGTAATACCTAAGTAAGAACCATAATCTATGTTTATCTAAGTAATATCTAACTCTAGATACATATAATATATAACTAGTTACATAGTCTATGGCTAACTACAAACTAGAGTAATTATAACTAGATTACTATAACTAGAGTAATTATATCTAGAGTAATTATAACTAGTATTACTTGTTTAATAATCTAGGTTACTGGATTAATATATCTAGAATAAAAATAATCTAGATTAATATAACTAGATTAATATACATAGACCTACGGCATATTTCAATAAACTCAAGATAACCCTTCACGTGTTTATCTCTCATAATGTAATGTATGCAAACGTAACCTTCGGACCAGAATCATATAACCCATTGATATTGTTAGGCGTTTCATAGACCTGACAAGTCTTACTTTTCACATTTTGGACAGACAATATTTGTCACAATTATAATGTAGAACTACAAAATAGTTGTTGACATCTTACTTACCCTTTGATAAAGTAACCATGACAGACATGACAGACAACCTAATTAAGGGGCCTGACCATGATTAAATTAGTGGCACAGAAAAGGAATGAATGTTACCTAGCAGTCGTAGCTATGCTGTCTGGTAAGACAATAAAACAGATACGATACGAAGCACATATTTTATGTAGATCGTTGGGCTACTTAACCTATGACCAACTATGGCACGCACATAATGGAAACTGGTATAAACTTGAAAAAGTTCTATCGACTAGATATCATATTCCATTTTGGGAAGGGTGTAATGGGTCTAGACCTGGGGACAAACCTGATGAATGCACTCCTACGTTAGACGGTCGAGGTACAATTGAAATAGTATATATAGGTGGAACTGCACATATCGTAGCCTTTGAGAATGGATATGTGTTCGATAGTATTTTTGACAAGCCACTCGCCTATAAACAATGGCTGAAGAAACTGAATACTTTACACCCTATTGACACTGTGAAGGTAAAGAGAATACAATGTTGATAGTCCATTTAACCAGGGAGGTTATAATGCGTACACATTATGTGCCAGAACACGTTAACACAATAGATGGAAATTCATGGCCCGAAGGACGGTTAAGTTATTCCTATAGATTAGATCAAGTTCGAGTAATCCCTGAAGGGAAGACTAGCTTGACGCCTCTTGAGCATGTTCTACTCGATTGGTTAACAAAATAACCTTAACCTTGGAGGTATTATGAAACAGTATATGATTTATAACTGGCACAAAAGGGAATACCTTACTCAGGTATTCACAAATAGTATACGTGCACAACAGCAGGCTGATAACTTCAATCTAGCATTTCCTACTGGTACAGCGCAGCCTCAATTCACAGTGATCGTTTTACAACAATACTAAGAGGAAATTTATGTATAAAATAGTCCGGCACTATTTCAATGGAGGCTCCCAAGGCTCTAATGGAGGTTCGTTCCATCGCACAATTAAAACACGCTTGACATTGGAGGAAGCTCAAGCACACTGCAAAGACCCACAAACCCACAGTAAAGAATGCACAACTCCTGCAGGCAAACGACGGACTAAAAAGTATGGTATGTGGTTTGACGGATATGAAGAAACATAAGGGAGATTATCATGAAACTATTCACTAAGGCAGATGGCACGCTTCCTGACCTTCCGCCTGTTCAAGAAAAACCTCCCGTTATTGGAAATCTGAGCACGGTGAAACGTCATGAACAATTTGGTGGGGCGATTGCGTTAGGACTATCCGAGGCATTGGAAACCCTTATTGTGGGATTAAATGAGGCAAAGGAACAAAGCTTGCGTGATAACGGATACACAAACCTAGTAGGCAAACATTGGGATGATTTCAACGTCAACAAGATAGGTAAAAAGTTTCTATATTTGGATAGCGGTGGTTCTGGGTGTTTCTTGGTTGAATTAAAGACTGGTGAACTATATAATATCAAAGGTTATGGCGTAGCAGACTATAACAAGAAAAAGAAGGCTAACCTTGGAAATGTCTTCCAAGTTGATCCAGCCTGGTTACTCAGTAAAAGATGGAACTACTTGCGAGGCTAACATGAATGAATTATGCAAAATATGCGATCGTGTAGCTTTCGGAAATATTGTCCACCTAGGATTCAACCAATGGCGTCATGCTGGCTGTGCTCTTGGGTCTGAAGAATGGAAACTGTATTATCAACGTCAACCACTCAAGACAAAAATGACTCTCAAAGAATTCTATAATCTCTTCAACCACATTTATGAGGTGTAATCATGATTCTCTGGCGCATCTATACTGAACTTAAAAATCGTGCGGAAATTATTAGATATGCCAAGCGTGTTTTCCCTAATGAAGGAGTAACGTTTTACAATGGGCAAGGGGTATGGCATGGCGTCATAGAACAATCACTTATTATTGAATTCATTGGCATCCTAAATGATGAACTTCGAGTTAATAACCTTGCCTTATTTATCAAAAATTACAATGAGCAACAAGCTATACTTGTAACGGCGCAAGAGTTATCCAACTCCAAATTATTATAGAGGCACCATGAAAAAAGGATTGAGTAACAGCGAAGAAAAAGCAAAACGTGTTGCAACCAAAGCAGAACATAAACTTGCAATTGACGCCTATCTAACGGCGTTAGACTATGAAGATCAAGACAGCATCGACACGTTGCGTACAGCCTATCCTCAGTTAACCAACGTATTTAATCAGCTTGAGAAAGGATATTAACCATGAATCATTCAAACCTTAAAATAATTGTGGATTCAAGATTAAAGCATCCTTATGGGGTCCATCATAGACTCCAGTTCTTTGCCCATACAGCAAATGTCAAACTGGTAGTTATATCTCGCAGAGAAGATAGACAAGTCACATACGCAATTAAAGGATAATCTATGCTTACAATACCTCAAGCTGTTAGAAACATCGCCAAAATAGCGAAGCGATCGACCCCTAATAATTGGGCAACGGGTGTAACATGGTATAGCATTGCTCATACATTTTGTGTCACAGCCTCAGAAGCGTATGCTATCCCGTTGGATAAAGTTGTCGGAGTCTTAGCACTTCTCTCCCCTCAATGTGCATGGGAAACAAACAAACTAGCAACCCTTGACATGCTAGAACGGCGAGACACAACCAGACAAGTCTACCCTGACAACATTACAAAAGCACTACGGCTACTTAATGGCGAAACATTTGAACAAATAACAAATCATAGGCGTTACGGTCACAAGGTCCGTGCATTTTACGATAATATTCTGCTGCTTGATAAGTCTGAGGCTGTTACAGTAGACACCCATGCTACTAGAGCAGCATTCAACCTAGTCGATCTGTCAACTAGGCATGTCCGATGGGTGTTTGAATGTGGTGGAAACAAAGTCATAGCAGAAGCGTATAAACAAGTAGCACGCCACTATAAAATAGCCCCCCATAAACTACAGGCTACAGTCTGGTTGCATGTTAAAGACAGCCTGGAAAGGAATACATCATGTCAAAACTTGACAACTTTACAGCCGTAGGAATCGCAGAAGGTTTTATAGAAGCAAAGTCAAAGAAACAAGTGATTGCAGCATGGCAATACTTGATTGACTCAGGACTAGCATGGAACCTTCAAGGTTCGTTTGGTAGACAAGCGCATGCAATGATTGAAGCTGGTATATGTCACAAGAAAGGGTAGAACATGGAAAAGCTAATAGATATTGAATGGGAAAACGTACACGGCAATGTGTGTACAGGAGAAGCGATCGTTGAATATGTTCGCTATGATGAGGATGGAAAAATAGTCAATGAAATTATCAACGTTTTCTTACCTCAATATGTACCACTCGACATACATATATACAAGACCTTGAAGCAACAAGTGACCGAGGCGTTTCATAGAGGTGAAGGATCTACTTTATAACACGGAGGGGATATGATAAAAGCACTATATCGACAAGCAGAAGACAAGTTTTATACGTTGACAGCATATCGTAAGGCAAAAGAAGATGGAGCACATGACTTAGCAAAACGTATTCGATGGGCAAATGAAAGTCTCACTACGGAGTTTGATTTAATCGATAAACAAGTCGCATTAATTCCTGTGAATCGATCGGAAGGATGGGAGAGTTAAAGTTAAAAGTTTAATAACAATTAACCTAGGAGATTATATGTCAGTTACATTGGTTGTAACAGCAGACGATATTAACAAGGGGGTGCAAGGTGATTCTAAAAAGTGTGCTCTTGCTCTAGCTTTGAAGCGATGCACAGGCAATTCGGATGCATCCGTTGGATACTGGCATGCATATGCTGGTGGAATCACCTACTCATTAACTAACGGGAGTATAGCCTTTCATAAATGGTTTGATGTAGACAAGACGAAAGTTAACCCCACAACGTTTACTTTAAGGGAGAAAATATGAAATACTTTATACTTATATTACTTGTTGCTGTAGCACTCTGCATGCCTAACGTTGCATTAGCTGGTTGTCAGTCGCAGACCATTATCATAGACGGCAGAATGTTAATCTGTACGGTCTGCTATGACGTGAGTGGCAGACCTATATCGACCACATGCTACTAGACCATAGACTATGCACTAGATACATTACATAATAATGAACTGCATAGAACATAGTACTAGATTAACTGTGGACAAGGGGGGCTATGAACTGGATAGCATTGAAAGTTACGAATCTGAAGCGATTTAAGAAACTGGATGCAGCATGGCGTAAGGAACACAAAGACTATTTACGCGCTTATAATACAAAATATAGGCGTAAGTATAGAGCGAGGAAAAATGACGTGGAAAGAACTAGCTATAGGGCTAGCTGATTCTAAAGCTCATGCTATGTACTGCCCGTTTCGAGGTTGTATGTGTGGAGCGGTTGAACACCAAATAGAATGGCTGGCACTAATTCAAGCCAAGCGTAGAGAGGAGCGAAAAGTATGACAGTTAAAGCAAAATCTTGGGAAGCTATAGCTGTTGACTTGGTTTATAGAGACAAAGATCCTGTGACCGTGGCAGTACTCCCTAGAGATTATCCTGATCTGTCAGACTGGATGACAAAGAATATTAAGCATCCAATACCAGGCGAGCATTGTTTTATCTATACCTACGATGTTACACTTCACTGAAGGACACATTATGCGACGAGACAGATTTATAGAACAATTCGCGGAGCACTTGCCTTACCTTCGAGGTATTATTCAGCAAACTGGCCTAGATCACGATAATACCAATGACGTACTTAGCAAATGTTCTGAAAGTTTGCTCGATAATAAAAGTTATTTTAAGGTTACACCTAATAAGTTAAAGGCGTTCTTGCGAACAGCTGCACGTTTTAATGCGCGGTCATATAAGAAAATTGAAGGGATGCAAAAGCAAGTTATTGCACGATTGACTGATCCTGAATCAACTCCGCGAACAGTTGATCGTGTCTTTATAAGTACAAAAGTTGATATTGCGCCTGTGCAAGAGAGGGAATGTCCATTTTGTTTTCAAGCTAACCTTAACGAATATGGAGCTTGTGCTATGTGTCATACGATCGTACCTTCACATATCCGAACACAACGTAACACCATCGTCATGACAGAAGAAAGTTTAGCATGTCAGTTTGATTTTGATATGCCAATTGACGTACAGAAAGCAGTTGCACGCCTCACGCCTTTTGAACAACGAGTCATTAAAGCTGTTGGCTTAGGCAATGAAAGTCTGGAAAGTTTTGCAGATGATATAAATGTTAGCAAGTCAAGTTTAGTACGAACATGGGTGGAAGCTAAAGTAAAACTTCAAGATTATTTGCATGAATATGGCCCACAAAGGCTGTCCAAAAGAGGGGAAAGGGCCTTTAGGGTGGCTCTGCAACGTATTGAAAAAACACACTAATTCAGGGTTTGGTCCAAAAGTCAGTTTCAGGACATTACCTTATGAGAGGAGTATTTATGCAAAGTTATCTGCATGAGCAATATAGAGAACGGGACAAAACTATCCCTGACAATACTGTTTGGCCGTTAATGAGTACTGACGGTCTAGATGATACAGATATGACACGCTATCTACAAGCGCGTGATTTATCATCGCAACTTGCAGAGGATAACAGCTGGTATCCTTCACGCCATGCCAACGATAACTTTTTACGAATTGTTATTCCTGCACTCACAACAAAAGAAGGTCATGTTTACTGGCAAGCACGCGCTGTGAGTAGCAATGTTCATCTTCGATATCAATCACCTAAAGGTCCAAGACACGGCGCATTGATTCGGGTGTTATCATTTCCTGCACATAAGCCGACACGAGAGGTTGTGATAGTTGAAGGCCCGATGGATGCGCTTGCGGCAGCACAGTGTGGAGCAGACTCCATTGCACTTATGGGAATGGCTCCTGGCGATCAAGCAATAGAACATCTAATTAAGTTAGTTGCAAAGCGGTCTGTCTTGATTGTCCTTGACAACGAACCTGAAGCGCAAAGTGCAGCAGGAAAGATTGCAATGGCTTTGGCAAGTGCTGGTAGTAAAGCCCATGTTGATAAACTTCGTTATGTAAAAGATCTGGCAGCTATGAATTTTATTACCCGTAGTGCTTGGCTTGATACACACTTGGATGGACTGACATGAAAGCTAAAGCCAAAATTACCAAGGCTCCTCGTATTATATTTAATCCAACGAGAAAATGGATATGTGATCCTGTGCCAGGTACTGGATGCCCACTTTACAAAGGTGCACGAAACGGATTATATGCTCATTTTTGTTATGATTGGGATGAAATGTTGATTGACGAAACTGATCCTGAATTTAATTCATGTATGTGTGGTATGCCTAACCCGAAGACGTGAGCCTAGTGCAGAGACTGTGCAGCCGAGTTAAGCGAATTTATTTATTCGCCGGTCAATGGCTCTTCATATAAGAGGAAATTATATGTTATCACAACATGGTCTTACGTTTGATACGCGAGAAGAGTACATTGATATTTTTATTGAGTTGCTTGTAAAAGAGGCGCATGAAGTAACATTTTCTAAAACTGCATTAAAAAAGTATGTATCAAAACGGATAGAAGAATTCAACTGGTAACAGGGGCAACATGGGCAAGCAACTTAAAATTGTCAACACAAAGTTCGGGCTTGTGCCAGAAAGACTGAGTGAAGCCTCCCATAGCCGTCCAGCATGTGTAGAATGTGCCTTGCATGATGATTGCTCCGAACCATTTATGAAGCCTTACGTACCTAACAACTGGACTGGCAAGTATTTGTTTGTGACAGAGACAACTAAGGCTGGCGAAGAAGCGTACAGCAGGAATGGACTGCCTATTGGTGAACGTGAGAGGGCGCAGTTAAAAGAAGTATTTTTAACGAGTGGTGTCGAACGCAACGACGTGGCGTTCGCCCCTGTCCTTCGCTGTAGGCCCGTCTTGACAGGTTCTAAGAAACCTAAAATGGTCAACCTTCGGGCCTGTCGTCCATTCCTCATACGCACTATTCAAGAATTGAATCCCTACCTAGTTATAGCGTCGGGTGAAACAGCTGTGAAGTCGATTATGAATACTGGTGCACCAGGACCACAAGCCTTGTTAAGGGGTCGAGCAATTGGGATGCCGGTTGCTGGAAAAGATTTATTCATGCGCGTAGCTGTTACAAGTAAGCACTCTGCGCTTTTAACTGATCCTCACGCTAAGAAACGAATGATAGAAGATCTTCAACGGTTAGGGATGCCTGAGTTAAAGCATCCAATTTCTGCATTGCCCAAATGGATGCCAAAGCAAGAATTAGGATTTGATACGGAATATGGCTCTCCGATCGTAGGAGAAAAGGGCGCAACAGGCGTCTACACGCTTGGTATCGCTGACGAGCACCATGCGATAGCAGTTCAACCCAAGGCGGTTGCAAGTCTGACAGCATTGCTAAAGGATGCTGTGATCGTCGGACATAACATAACTGTAGACATAGAAGCACTGTTGCGTCTCCAACCACGAGGGCTAAAGACTGCCTTAGAGCAATGGTTACAAGGCAGACGCCAGCGCGATACATTACTTGAATCAAAATTGGCAGACGAAAATAGAGGTAAATATGGTTACAAACTTGAGTCGCTTGCAGTTAGTTTGTTCAACACAAAGGACTGGAAAAAAGCTACTGAAGACCTTGGCCCTGATTCCTCTAAGTGGCCCCCTCACCTTAGAAACGAACGATGTAGGCTGGATGCATGGGCTACTTTACAAATTCATAAGAAATTGCAAACAAGTCTGGAAGGACCAACACGGCTCTCGCATGCCATTGCAATGAGTCTTCGGAGAATGTATTGGGCCGGGGTTTATATTGACGGTAAAAAGTTTGCAAAGATGCGTACAAAAGTTTACAAAGATAGGACAGTAGGGTTTACTGATTTGTTAAAGTATGTTGACAAGTTTGGGATGAATGTTTCTGAGTTTACTGCGAAAGACGCTCAACTAAGAGAATACGTCTACGGCAGTAACGGGGTAGGGCTGGAAATCGAGTCATATACTAAAGGCGGTTTGCCTAGCGTTTCAGTGAAACACCTGAAGGAATATAAAGATGATAAAGCGATTCAAGCCCTTATCACGTTCTCGAAAGCCGACAAACTCCAAAGTACGTACTGCGACTCTCTTGCAAAAAGGTTTGTTAAGTTGGCAGACGGTTTGTGGATGCCTGTCCCTATCAACCCTCTCGCCGCAAAGACTGGTAGAAGGGCTAGTGCGTCTCCAAACTTCCAAAACTGGCCTGTATCGGTACGGCAAATCATTGTCAGTCGCTTTAAGGGCGGAAGCATTGCAGACAATGACTATTCAAAGCTGGAGCCGATTCTTGGAGGGTGGGTATCTGGTGAACCAAAACTTACCGATTATTTTGTCAAGTATCCAAACGGATATATCAAAATTGGAGAAGATTTTTTCAAGAAGAGTGTTACTAAAGGTACTAAGGAATATACATCAGTAAAGTCTCTTGTGCTTGGAATTACATACAACAAAAAGAAGTGGTCATTAGCCGAGGATTTGTGGAGTCAAGGTGTACGTTTGGATAGCAACTATGAACGACACGTAGAAAAGTGTGGTGAGTTGCTAGAAGAGTTTCTTGATATGTTTCCTGGTATGCGTGACTATCATGCAGAACAAGAAGCGAACGTATTAAGAAATGGGCATGTATATAATGCTCTTGGTCAATGTCGTCGTTTACCATTGCCGGAGGAACCTCCGCGAGGCGAGAAAGGATTATATCGAGCATGGATGAGGTACAAAGCACATGTGATCAACCAAGCAATCAACTACCCGATTCAGTCGCTCGCGGCTTACGTGACTGGTTGCTCCCTTATAGACTTAGAGAGGGAATTTCTTACTCATTGGAAGTGGTCATACGTAGATTACCAGACAGCCTTAATGGAGAAGAAGTGGCCGCACATGCCTTTGCTTGCTATCGAAGTACACGACGACCTAATGCAAGATATACCGAAGGGGATGGAGAAAATAACCAGGGAGATTACCCATGAAACCATGAACAAACCACCAAGTTTATTTGCTGTCTTGCCGGAACTGTGGGATTCAAATGTCAAGTTAACCGTGGATACAAACACTGGACCTTGTTGGGGGTTGAAGTCATGAGAAATCAAATAGGTAAATTAGACAACTTTGAATTGGTGTTAAATGATGGTGACTTTCCAAGTTTTCAACGAAGACTTGTTGGTGTACCTTGGAAGCTCACGAAGTTACAGCGTAAAGAGTATGTGCCCTATTTGAATGTGAATGATGAACGCGGTTTATTGGGTACGTTGCAGGTAAAGCAGTTGCGGCAATTGCGGTCGTGGTTAAACAGAGTTAACTTATAAGGGGGGATCATGTCTGGTATTGCAAAGGTAAACCCGTTTGTGAAGAAGGCAAAGAAGCATGGCAAGAAAGCAGGGCAGAAGTCTCTTGTGAAGCCTTCACAAAAGAAGTCAGTCAAGAATGGGAGACACCAGGAAAAAGAAACAGCTAAAGTTAGAGTTGCAAAAACTGTAGCTGCAATTCCTGTCGGACTTGATGGGCCAGTGCTCGATGAGGGTGATGAGCTAGACGATTTCTTGCAAGAACCTGAGTTTGACTATAGCTGCGATCAAGACGATGATGATAACGTAGTTACAGAAGAAGATTTTGCTGACGGCGATCTGAACCAACATGGGTGACTATGACTGAAGATATTGCAGAACTAATAACATTTTTTGTAGCTTGTGCCCCAATTGTTATTCTAGTAGCACTTGTTATTTGGCAATTTATTCACTAGGAGAAATTATGAAAGCATCGTTAGACGTTATTATCCCTACTCCGCCCCCAAATGAAATTGTTCTGCGGTTAACTGAACGGGAAGCCGCTTTGTTTTTTCAATTAGGAAATTGGAACAGCAGAGTTGCGACAGACTTTGCAGCGCATTCTGACGTATTAACATCAGACGTAAAAGGTCTGTTAGAAACCTTATATTATGCTTTGAGTCCTCTTGACTTTAACAAAAATATAAACAGTAATGGACACTGGATTCAGTAGTTAATGTATGAGTGAAATGGTAGATCTGGATTATTATTAATATAACGAAGAGGAGTATTTTGAAATGGCAAGACGTGGCAATCGTGACAATGATGGGAAGTATCTTCGGTTGACGGGCTTGTGGCCTTCTAAGAAAAATAATGCCCTCTGGAGCGGCAAGATTCGCAATCAAGACATTGGTGTGCTTCAGGACAAGATTCAAGAAGCCGACGATTCTAATTCTGATATTGTAGTCTTTCTGTGGGAGAACACTGATCGTCGGGGTAAGAAAGACCCTGAGTTTACGGTGCAAATAAGTGTCTCTGAGGATGAAGAAAATGGGCATGGTCGCGGTCGGTCAAGTGGTGGTCACTCAAGCCGTCGTGATCGTGATGAAGTGAAGGATGAGGAGAACGACGATAACAACGAGGAAGATAATGAGGAACCAGAAGAGAAAGAAACTCGTCGTAGTACTAGAGGAGCTAAAGCAAAAGGTAAAGAAGAGTCACGCAGCAGACGCAGCGGTGCAAGTTCCAAGAAAGACAAGAACGATTGGTAAGCCCTCGAAGCATGACGTGTTAGCACAAGTCTGGCACTTTGTACACTATGTAGAAGACCTGGCTAACACTCCAAAGGGCTTACGCCATAACGTTGACACTAGTGTTATCAAACAAAAGTGTGAACAAGTCAAAGACTTGTTAAACCATGTATCTTAATATTTTTTAAGCCAATAGACAGGAATACGTTTATGGGACTAGGCTATGCACTAAAGCTACATGAGTTGGCCGCATGTACCAAATAAAGCGAAACTGCCTAGTCCCTTGTTTATAGGAATATTGTAAAGGATATAAATGTTGACACTACCCCGTTCACTCACGGTAGACCGAAACAAGAAAGCCGAAGCCAAGTTAATAGAAAAAAGTAGAAAGTGGCTTGAGAAGGATTCTAGAGATCGTACAGGGATTCATGCTAGTGACTTGCTTGACCCACGTAAGGCATATTACGACAAGATCAATCCTCAACCATTATCTAACCGCATGGTGGGTCTATTCTTTGTAGGCAAGGTTTTGCATGCTTTCTTTTTGTCGGCACTAACTGGTGAGGATGGGGTTAACTGGAAATCTGATGGAGGGTCAACAGTTGACAAAGAATTAGGGTTTAGCTACTCGCCAGACTGGTGCAAAGAGGGTATCCCAGGTGAATTGAAGACAAGCAGAAGTAAGTATGAGCAATCCAAGTCTGATCTTGGCTTGTACTTGGAGCAACTTGTTATTTACATGGCTGGTAA